CGGCACAGAGTTCTACAGAATAAGTTTCATACAAACGAGTAACAAGTTTATTAACCATACACATACATTCAATAAGGGCTTGGTAGGAATTATGACCATCCCACTCTTGGAAATCACCAGCTAAAAACTTGGTGCCTTTTTCTCTCAAAAAAGTAGCCAAACCATGGCCATGAGCAAAAGAGTAAATATTGGCACCAATAGAGGATTGACATTTTATCACAGTCGCAACTTGTATTTTCAAGAAAAACATAAGAAACTTACGAAGGATAACAGTAAAATGAACAGGGGATGAAACAATTGTGCGGGTTTTGCCGGCTACTACTTTAGCTATGGGCCTTCTCTCTGATTTACAGAGATCTTGCCACAAAATATGAGCACGTTTGCCGGAGGACATCTGGGCTATACTAGCATCTACAGCTTCTTTCAAAATATCATTCATAACACCATCTTCACTAATAAAAGTACGTTTACCGGGCAGCCCTTTACGGAGATGAATCCAAGGCAACCCAGCAGACGTTGATAAAACTAAAGGGGAAGAAAATCTACCGTCACCTTTAATGGCGACTTCATCAGAAACACATGACAAAAAATCAATAGGAGTAAGAAGGTTTTTGTTTACACTATCAACAGCTAAATCATAATACATATCACAAATACTATCAGAAACATGGGAAAGTCGTTCAACATCAAATTGTCCGGCCATAGTGCCGGCTTTTGCGAGAGATTTATATCGCACATCAATAATTTCGGAGGTTTCGGGATCAACATAATTACCTAAAACAGAACGTGCGAACTTAGGTTCCTGGAGAACTCCAGAAATAACAGAAGGTCCAAAATTATGGGTTAATACTTTACCAGAAACAAATTCACTTAAACCTAAAGGAATGAAGCCACCATTGGGAACTGCAACTAAAGCGGGTTTATCGACGGGTGGAGGTGATGAAATATAACGCCTATCCAACAAACTTAAAGCACTATCTAATCTTTCTTTTGACACAGGAACGGAAAAGCCGTAACCTTTAGTGCCACCAGACAAATTAACAACAGAACCAGCTACATGAAGGCCAGCTATTTTATTCTTAAATTTTTGATCTAACATAAGCAACAAAGAACCGCAGTCACCTTGTTTGGTGGCTGCAACATAAGCAATATAGGAAGCATGATTATAAGTGGCACTAGGAATGCTATAACTCAATTCAGCATCATCTAAAACAAAATTCTTCTCAGTGGACAATTCGAGTGTCAAATTATTCATCACAGACAAATAGGCATCACTTTTAACCTGCCTCATACCAGCCAAAATGGCTGACTTACCGTTAACACGGGCTAACTCAGCATTGGTCAAAAAGTGACCTCTT